TATCTAGCAAACTTCGCAAGATGGGCTACGATGTAGAGCTAGCTTCTGCGGCTTCTGGCCGTTCTTTTAGCGAAGATCAAGAAGCTACACTCCGAGCTTTCGTTACTGACAATTCTGGTCAGTATACTTATGCTCAAATCGCTGAGCACTTCGAAGGCGGAAACTTCTCTCCCAAGTCAATTCAAGGTAAGATTCTATCCATGGAGCTGACGGATCATGTTGCCCCTGCACCTGTTCCAGAGAGTGTTCGCACTTATTCTGCTGACGAAGAAGCTACTTTCGTTTCTATGGTAAACGACGGTGCGTTCGTTGAAGCTATCGCTGAAGCGATGGGCCGTTCAGTAAATTCAGTTCGTGGTAAGGCTCTCAGCCTGCTTCGTTCTGGCGACATTCAAGCTATCCCTCGTCAAGAGAACACCAAGGGTGCGTCTAACGCAGATCCTTTGGCAGACATCGACGTGTCTGGCATGACTGTTGAAGCTATCGCAGAATCAATTGGCAAGACTGCCCGTGGCGTGAAGACTATGTTGACTCGCCGTGGCTTGACTGCTTCTGACTACGATGGTGCTGCAAAGGCCGCAAAAGCTCAGTAATCACACTTAGTGTGTAAAGTAGTCTGGCTACTCTAGTAGTGGTCAGACTTTTTAATGTTCGGGGGAACTGTTGAATTTATCTAGTGCTTTAATCAAGCAGTGTGTTCTTGTGGGAGACTTTGAAACGTGGAGCTATCTACGTAAAGAGTATCTTCCCGCTGAGTATCACCTGCTTTATGAAGCCATTGACTCACATTGTGAGAATTTTCACAGCTTCCCTTCGTTCGACGATCTCAAGCTCAGCACTCGCCACGCTCCAACGCGTGATAAAATCTATGCCATAGAGTCCCAGGATGATGTGGATGTAGATGCGGGTGTTCTGCTTGAGTATCTCAAAAATGAATATACTCAGAAAGAGATATTAACAGCTCTTGATAAGTATGTTGACAAATCTGATCTCATTCCGACTGCGGAAGAGTCAGTTCAAGAACTTCATCAGATCGTTCTCGATATCGAGGACAAAGTAGATTTGGAGGTTCCACAAGAGAGTATGCAGCGTATCGAGTTATTCGAGCCACCGGAAGAGATTGATAAGTATATCGGTCTTGGACTCAACGCAGACTATGACTATGAAATTAAGTTCTCTCCACGAGACTTGGTTCTTGTCGGGGGTCGCAGAGGTAGTGGTAAGTCATTAACTTGTGCAAATATTGCAAACAATGTATTTCAGTCTGGCCGTTCAGCTATTTATTTCACTATTGAGATGGATAGTCGTTCAATATTGCAACGATGTTGTTCGATCGCTACTGCCGTTCCTTTCTCCCGTTTGAGAACACAAAATCTAAGTGTGACCGAATGGGAAAAAGTTGCAGCTTGGTGGGCGAGCCGTTACACCGAGGGTCAGCGTAGATTGGAAGAATATAGAGAACATCGTAATTTTTCAGAGTTTCATCGCACATTATCTACAACTCACGAGCTTCTCCCGACTCAGCAGTTGGATGTAATTTACGATCCAAGTCTCACACTGGCTAAGATACGGTCAGAGTTAGACAAGAAAGTCCGAAAGATTGACGCAGCGGTAATTATTGTTGACTATATCAACCAAGTCAAGCGTTCTGTAGCTCCTTCAAGGGGTGGCCAGTACGACTGGACGGAGCAGATTGAAGTATCAAAAGCATTGAAGAGCATGGCACAAGAGTATGACTGCACTGTATTTTCTCCTTACCAAACGGATGCAACCGGCGAAGCACGCTTCGCAAAGGGCATATTAGATGCGGCAGACGCAGCTTACGCACTAGAAACTTGGGAACAAGAGGACGAGTGCATCACATTTAATTGTGTAAAGATGCGAGCTGCTAGTATGAAATCTTTTACCTCAGTTATGGACTGGGAGTCCCTTAGGATTGGTCCTGACACAGCTCAGACACCTTCCGAGAAAGAGGCTTCTTCCCATAAAACTGGTGAGGATATTGACGACCTCTGATAAAAATAGTTCTTGACATTCCCTGTGGATTGCTGTATAATTATACTTCAATTCATGGGGATTTTTTATTTATGGGAATGATATATGGATCAATCAATCACACAGCGTGTGGCCGAAAGAAAGAGACTACTCGCCGCACTAGACCAACTTTCAAGGGAGTTCGATCAAACTCTCCAAAACCTTATCGACGAGACTCCGAGCATGAGTACCGAAGTGCCCCCGACACAGTTGGAGTTGCCCCTCGGGTGGACCCGATGCAGTATACCGGAAGACTGGTTAAAGGAATCGGAACAATGCATAAAAGTAATGCCGTCCCGGTTATCGACGAACAACACATGAAAGATATTGCAAGGATGAGACGATGAAAACACTATTATTAACAACACTACTTGTCGCCACTTCCGTGGCTACTGCAGAAGACCGCTTTGAGAATATTCGACAGCCTTGGGCTATGTGTAGCACTTGTCATGGTGCTATGGGCCAAGGCGGGGTTGGACCAACTCTTGCAGGCCAGTCTGCCGACGACATCATTAACAAGCTACTCCACTACAAGATGGGACACAAAGAGGGCCCTCAAGCTGCTATGATGATTCCTTGGGCGCAGAGCTTAACAGACGGCCAAATTGGAACTATAGGAGTCTTTGTTCAAGAGGGATTTCCAGCAAAATGAACAGCAGATTACTACCAAAGATTACACAGTTATTTGATATACTTGAGCGAGATATGGATGTAGGCGATTACCAAGCCGCAGACGTTACTCTTGCTCGTCTGTCAAAATACTTTCATCTCTTTGATGACGAACATGCAGATTACTACCAGTATACTCAAACTGTAGTAGAAGAAGTATTGCATGGCTCTGGTGAAGAAGTGCCAGATTACTTTGATGACTACGATGATGGAGATGACTTTCTCACCGATTGGGACGGAGACGCTCTTGCGTCTGCTGGCTTTGGCGTGGATGAAGACTATTGAACGTAGAAGATTTATTAATATCTAAAAATGTTCCTTATATACCCAAAGGCAAAGACTTCGTAGTCAGTTGTTTCAATCCAGAACATCCTGACCGTAATCCAAGTATGCGGGTAGACCAAATTACCGGAATATTTAACTGCTTCTCTTGTGAGTATAAAGGAAACTTATTCACTCACTTTGGTGAAAAAGCAAATAAGATGCAACTTCGTAAGCAGATGTTGCAAAAGAAAATAAGAGAGAAGAAAGCAGAAAGCGTGGGACTACAACTACCAGAAAAAGCAACTCCATACGTAGGTAACTGGAGAAACATTCGCCCCGAGACTTATCGTAGTTTTGAAGCGTTTCTGCACCATGGAAAAGACTTTGTGGGAAGAATATGCTTTCCTATTCGCGACCGCACTGGGCGCATAATAGCATTTCAGTCCCGCACACAGACAGACCAAATACCAAAGTATCTAAACTCTCCTCCTGGAGCAAAGCTACCCTTGTTTCCTGTTGTAGAACCACTACAAAGTAGTATTATTCTGGTAGAAGGTATTTTTGACGTAATTAATTTACACGACAAAGGACTCACAAACGCTGTGTGTTGTTTTGGAGTGAAGAATGTAACAGAAGAGAAACTACAGGTATTATCAGTGCAGGGCATTGATACTATTGATGTATTTCTTGATAATGATGAAGCAGGACGCAAAGGTTCTGAGAGAATAAAAGAGCTGTGCGAAGCAGTAGGACTTCAAACTCGCAATATTGCTTTTGGCGACAAAAACTTAGATGCGGGAGCACTGGCTCAAACTCAAGTAGATAAACTGAGGAATAAATTATATGGCTAACGTTGCCCTAGTAGAAACGAAAAGTAGTAAAACCAATTTTAAGAAAGAGTTCGATTTTGAATTTGACCAGTTTCAGTTGTGCTCTGACCCTACAATTACAAAAGTATTAAAGCGAGATGTAGACTTGCAGATGGATCCAGACGAGTATGACTGGATTATTCTTGTAGGGTCTGACGCTATGAAATACTATACAAAGCAAAACTCTGTTACAGAGTTCTCTGGGAAGAAAGTAGATGGCAAGTTTTTGCCTGTTATCAACCCTGCTATGCTCGCATTCAAACCTGAAGCACGCAAGACGTGGGAGCAAAGCGTAGAAAGTATTCACAAGTATATTGCTGGCGAGATTGAAGATGTAGTCATCGACGACAGCGTTGCTTTCGGAATACAAGACACGGAGGAAGCAAATGAGTTTATTCGGGCTGCCATCGCAGAAGAATGTGGATATGTTGCACTCGATTCTGAGACAACTGGGCTCTACCCTCGCGACGGTTATATGCTTGGCATTAGTCTTGCCTATAATGATAAGCGCGGTGCTTATATCGACACTGACTGTTTTGATGAGACTACTGAAGGGCTCCTTCAGGAACTATTTACAAAGAAATCAGTAGTCTTTCACAATGCGAAGTTCGATATGGCGTTCTTTGAGTATCACTTTGGATTCAAGTTTCCAAACTTCGAAGACACCATGTTGCTCCATTACCTCATAGACGAGAATCCCGGAGGGCATGGCCTCAAGCAACTTACACTCAAGTTCACTCCATTTGGCGACTATGAGAAGCCAATGTATGAGTGGATTGATAACTATCGTAAAGAGCATGGCATACTTAAAGATCAATTTAACTGGGGAGATATTCCCTTTGATGTAATGAAGACTTACGCTGCTATGGATGCTTTAGCAACTTTTCTGTTATACGAAAAATTTGTAAAGATTAAGCAGAATCCAAAACTTAAGTGGGTATATGATAATATTCTTATACCAGGCACTCGTTTTCTAATTGATACGCAAGATAATGGCGTTCCCTTTGATAAAAAGCGTCTATACTTAGCCCAAAGCGCTATGCAAGATGATATTGATGAAGCCATTACTGCCTTATATGAAAACGACAATATAAGGAGGTTTGAAGAATTAAATGGAAAATCTTTTAATCCTAATAGCACTGTTCAGCTTCGTAGCCTTATGTTTGATTACTTGGGCCTGCGACCAACTGGAAAGAAGACAGGTACGGGTGCGGATTCTACTGATGCGGAAGTGCTTAAGGAACTCAGCCTTCAATCGGATGTACCAAAACGGATATTGGATATCCGACAAAAATCTAAAATCAAAAATACTTATCTGGACAAGATCATACCTCAATTGGATCGAGATTCTCGACTTAGGACGGGTTTTAACCTCCATGGCACTACTAGTGGCCGTCTTAGCTCTAGTGGTAAACTCAATATGCAACAGCTGCCTCGTGATAACCCTACAGTAAAAGGGTGTATCAAAGCAGCTCCAGGACACAAGATCGTTGCTATGGACTTGACTACAGCAGAAGTATATGTTGCAGCAGTTCTAGCAAAAGATGAAGCACTTATGGACGTGTTTCGTAGTGGTGGTAATTTTCACAGCACAATTGCTCATAAGGTATTCAAACTGCCTTGTGAATTAGAAGAAGTAGCCGAACTTTATCCTGATCGTCGTCAAGCAGCAAAAGCAGTAACTTTTGGTATTATGTATGGTGCTGGTCCTGCAAAGATCAGTGAGCAAGTTACAAAAGACAGCGGAAAATTTTTCTCTAAGCAAGAAGCTAGTGAAGTTATTTCAGACTACTTCAAAGCGTTTCATAAGTTAAAGGCATGGATTGATGATAATCAAAAATTTATTGAACATAATGGGTTCGTTTATTCGAGCTTTGGTAGGAAAAGAAGGCTCCCAAATGTTGCAAGTTCCGACGCGGCGATCCGCTCGCATAGCATTCGTTCTGGTCTTAATTTTTTGGTTCAGTCCGCTGCTAGTGATATTAACCTACTTGGCGCAATAGATATGGGTGAATATCTCAAAGCGAATAAAATGAAGTCTCGAATCTTTGCACTTGTGCACGACTCGATTCTTGCAGAAGTTCCAGAGGAGGAAATTGACCATTATTGCGAAAAGCTACTACACTTTGTCCAGATGGACAGGGGACTTATTATACCAGGTGCTCCCGTTGGATGTGACTTTGAAATTGATGAAGACTACTCCATGGGCAAGTTCGTTAAAATGTATGGCACTGACGTATAGAAAACTCAATAGGATACAGTTTCCAATCTATGAAATGCCGTCTGATAACTGGAGCAAGGCCGACGGTCTTCTCTTTTTAGACGGCCAGATTGTAGACGACAAAAATCAGAGCGGGGATACACTAGGTCTCCGCAGACTACAAACACCTCATCGTAATTTGCTTGCGCTAAAGAAGCAGTATGATAGTTTTAGTGGTCTTATAAAAAATTCAGATAAATGTTTTATTGATACAAACGGTATACCATTCACCTATGAGAAAACTCAGTGGTGCTCTTTGAAATATCATCGTATCAAAAATGTAAGTTTAAAAGAGGGCTTTAGTCTTCTTTACTTGCAGGGAGTTCGGTTTCCTTTTAAGGTTCCTCGACCTCCCGCCGACGAAATACGGTATGCTGGCATTTTATACTATGGAGCACAACCGTGGACATTATACGAGTACTCTGAAGAACCTTTAAAGGACACTCGCAGAAAGGTATAAGGAATTATGGGAAAACGCAGTAAAACCCTCGCAGGCGCTAACCTCGACCTGCAACAAATTGACCCTTTAACACAAAACCAGCTCAAAGCATTTGAGAGCGAGAAAAACCTGGTACTACACGGAGTAGCAGGAACAGGCAAGACTTTTATCTCATGTTATTTAGCATTTGATGACATGGCAAAGCAAGAGTACCAAAAACTAGTAATTATTCGCAGTGCCGTCTCTACACGAGATATCGGTTTTCTGCCGGGGAATGAGAAAGAAAAAGCACACGTCTATGAAGAGCCTTACAAAGATATTTGTATTGAGCTGTTTCAACGAGGCGATGCTTACGAGATACTTAAAACCAAAGGTTTAGTGCATTTTATGACTACTTCGTTTGTGCGAGGTGTGACTCTACGAAATGCTACAATACTTATTGATGAGTGCCAGAATATGACTTTTCATGAGTTGGACTCAATTATTACTCGAGTAGGCCAAGGTTGTAGAGTAATCTTCTGTGGGGACTTCCGACAGTCTGATCTACGAACAAACGGACTGAAGGATTTTATTAGGATACTGAAAGCGATGGACAACTTTGATCTCGTAGACTTTGAGATTCAAGACATCGTTCGCAGTAATTTTGTTAAATCTTACATAACCGCAAAAACGGAATTAGGTTTATGAAAAAACGAGACTACACCCCCGAGACCGTAAGAAAGTTGCAGGGGACACAAAAAATTGAGCACACTATTGCTCGAGACATGGCTGTAAAGCTAAGGAAGTTGTTTAGTGAAAACTTATACATTAACACCTTTGGCGCTTACAATGGACAGCAAGCTGTGCAGCACGTTAAAGCCGGCCTTCAAGCTATCTATTGCTCAGGTTGGCAAGTTGCTGCTGCGGCCAACTCGTCTAATGAAGTATATCCAGATCAATCTCTCTATCCAGTCGATTCGGTTCCGTCTGTGGTGCGTAACATCAATAACGCATTTCGCAGACAAGACCAGATCGAATATGCAGAGACGGAGAACGGCTTTGATTTCGCGCCTATCGTGGCAGATGCGGAAGCAGGGTTTGGGGGAGTATTAAATAGCTATGAGCTGGCACGAAATCTCATCGAAGCAGGAGCGGCAGGAGTCCACTTTGAAGACCAACTCGCCTCCGCCAAAAAGTGTGGACATCTCGGAGGGAAAGTTCTTATTCCTCTTAGTGATGCCATTAGGAATCTTAACGCTGCTCGTCTCGCTGCTGACGTTTGTGGAACAGAGACACTCATCATTGCGAGAACAGACGCAGAGAGCGCACAGCTACTCAGCAGCGATCATTGTTCAGCGGATACCAAGTGGATACGTAGAAGCTCTCAGGCAGGAGCAAGCATCAAAAACAGAACATCTGACGGGTTCTGGCAAATCCACGGGGGTCTTGAAATGGGATGTGAGCGAGGTGCCGCCTATGCCCAATACGCAGACCTCGTGTGGTGCGAAACCAGCACCCCATGTCTCAAAGACGCCCGGCGTTTTGCTGATTCAGTCAAAGGGTCTAATCCCGACGCAATGTTAGCGTATAACTGCTCTCCGAGCTTTAACTGGAGACAGTCCATTCCTGGAGATGCGGAACTTCGTGATTTTCAACATGAGTTAGGTAAAATGGGGTTCAAGTTCCAGTTTATCACTCTTGGAGGCTTTCATTCGACTAATATGGCAGTATTTGATTTTGCACGTAAATATAAAAGTGACGGAATGTTGGCATACTCAACCCTGCAAGAAGCGGAGTTTGCAGCAGAACAATACGGATACACTTCAACTCGCCACCAGCGAGAAGTAGGTGTGGGGTATTTTGACGAAATTACCAAGGCGTTAGGGAGTTCTACCGAAGCGCTCAAGGGTTCAACAGAAACAGCACAGTTCTAGGACTTGGAGAATGAAACTTAATGTATTATTAACGGTAATTCTTCTTGGGGGATGTGTTACAACGCAAGAAGATAAAGATTGTATAGAATATAAATCAACAATAGAGCCTGTAGACGTATGTAGGCCGTACTATGGTAGTATGATATGTTACACAGAGGACAGAACCCGACTATGGTGTGTCCTATACAATGAGGAAACTAATGAGTGATTTTTTTGCAAAATTTATGACAAAGTTCTTTCGGTTTACAGCCGATATGTTCTTTCGTGAGAGATATGGTCATCGAGCAGTAGTTCTGGAGACCGTAGCGGGTGTGCCCGGCATGATTGCGGGAATGCTCACTCATTTTGCAAGTCTTCGTACTCTCAAAAAGGGTTACGGGACTAAAATACACCATATGCTTGAAGAAGCAGAAAACGAACGAAAACATTTAATATTTGTGCTACACATAACGAAGCCTACTACAGTAGAAAAAGGCATAATTCTTGTAGCACAGATATTGTTTTCAATATTTTACTTTACACTTTACATGATTTCGCAGACAACTGCACATCGCATGATTGGCTACTTTGAGGAAGAGGCCGTAATAAGCTACACAGACTATATTAAACAAATAGACGAAGGGCATATAGAGAATGTGCGAGCACCTCTTGCTGCCATTGAATATTACCGGCTACCAGGCACTGCAACACTACGAGATATGTTGCATTGTATTCGCGAAGATGAACGCACTCACAGTATTTTAAACCATAGGTATGCAGACAATTATGAAAGCGGTATTAAGTAATCGTATTTTTATGGAAGTGACTCCAGAGTTGAAGAAAAAGCTCGCGGACGAACTCACCTATAAAATACCAACACAAAACCCAAACGACCCTCCACAGATCATCAAGAATCTGCAACGGGTGCGCGAAAATCTGGTATCCATACCAATCGGACGAACAGACCTTATTCCAGACGGCTACGATATCGTAGAGAAGCGTCTGAATATTCCTGCCGATTTTCCAAAATTTGCGTTTGAGCTACGGCCAAGTCAACAAGAGGTCTATGACAGCTTGGATGATAACTGTATTATCAACGCTTGGGTGAGCTGGGGTAAAACATTTACAGGTCTCGCAATTGCGGGAAAACTCGGACAGAAAACACTTGTGGTTACACACACAGTCCCACTACGAAATCAGTGGGCAAAAGAAGTGGAAAAAGTTTATGGAATTAGACCTGGTATTATTGGTAGCGGGAGTTTTGACACCGATAGCCCTATTTGTATTGGTAATACCCAAACTCTTTATAGAAACATTGATAAAATTCGGAAAGAGTTTGGCACGATTATTTTAGATGAAATGCATCACGTCTCCTCTCCCACTTTCGCTAAAATTATTGATACCAGCCATGCTCGATATAAGATTGGCTTGTCTGGGACAATTGAGCGCAAAGATGGAAAGCACGTAGTTTTTCGTGACTACTTCAGTCCGAATATTTTCAAACCGCCAAAAGAAAACTTTTTAACGCCGAAAATACACATTTATCGGTCAGAAGTGCGCTTTCCAGACGGGGCAAATATTCCTTGGGCTAAACGAGTCAATGCAATCGCAAATAATGACGAATATCGACACTCCGTAGCAATGTTGGCGTCTGCATATGCAGCGAAAGGACATAAAGTGCTCGTTGTGTCCGATCGAGTTCACTTTTTGAAAAGCTGCGCCGAACTGACTGGTGAAAATTCCATATGTGTTACGGGTGAAGTAGCGCATGAAGACAGAGAAACACTAATAGACGAGATTTTACATGGAACTAAAAACATACTTTACGGAACTCAAGCTATTTTTAGTGAGGGAATATCGGTTAACACTCTTTCTTGCCTTATCTTGGCCACTCCTATTAATAATGAACCACTACTTACCCAGCTTATCGGAAGGGTTGTTAGGAAACATGATAATAAACGCGATCCGGTGATTATTGATATTCACTTAAAAGGCAAAACAGCCCAACGACAGGCTTCTAACAGAATGGGATACTATATGAAACAAGGTTATTCCATTCAACAGCTCTGAAGCGTAGAAAAACAGTTCTTGACAAATGGTTAAAAGTAGAGTATAATATGTTGTTATATGATTGGAATAAGATATTTGAAGTAACTAAGGGAACACCTTCGTCCATATATCTTGTCATAAAATTATTAGTAAACAAAGAAATACCGCGTAATAAACACGATAAAATCTTTAAGTTTGCTAATCTTGACTTCTCGGGGAGCTGTTTCTTAGTTCATCCTGATATACTTCTATACCACTCATATAAACACAGCTTTCGCGACATAGCCCAGTATGTTGCGTTGGCTTCTTTACGTTCGCTTGCGGACTATTTAGCAACTGGGGACAAAACTCTTGACCTTCTTCTTTGTGAACTAGATCGAGAATTATTTAAAGACAACAGCCTACTTCATATTAAAAAGGATAGATTATACTTTAAGTATGAAGAAGTCAATAAAAAGGATATACACTAATGGCATTATCATTTAACAAAGCGGCAGGTGGCGCTAAAAAATCATCTATTACTTCATACTCATATCGTGACGGAGACAACGAAGTTCGTCTCGTAGGAGATGTTCTCGCTCGATACGTTTACTGGCTCGAAGGCAAAAACGGTAAGAACATTCCCTTTGAGTGTTTATCGTTTGATCGTAACGAAGAGCGTTTTAACAATCTTGAAAAAGATTGGGTTCGTGAGTACTACCCCGACCTCAAGTGTGGCTGGAGCTACGCTATGCAGTGCATTGATGGTGGTGAAGTAAAAATCATCAACCTCAAGAAGAAGTTGTTTGAAGCAATTCTTACAGCAGCAGAAGATCTGGGTGATCCTACTGATCCAGAGACAGGCTGGGACGTTAAGTTCAAGCGTGTAAAGACTGGACCTTTACCTTACAATGTAGAGTATCAGCTACAAGTATTGAAGTGCAAGCAGCGTGCTTTGAGCGAAAGCGAGATGTCAGCTATTGCAGACTTAAAGTCAATGGACGATGTTATGCCTCGTCCTACACCAGACGCCCAGAAGACTCTTCTCGATGAGATTCGTGAAGATGCAGCGGGCGATATTGATGAATCCTTGGAAGATGAGTTCAACATCGGATGATCTTATTTACGGCAGACTGGCACATTAAGCTAGGGCAAAAGAATGTACCTCGTGAGTGGGCTACTAATCGCTACAAAATGTTTTTCGAGCAAGTTCATAGTCTCGAAAAGCAGTGTAATATGCACGTTATTGGTGGTGATTTATTTGACCGTCTGCCGAACATGGAAGAGTTGGAACTGTACTTTGCGTTTATTCGTAAAGTGCAGATTCCCACACTCATCTATGACGGTAATCACGAAGCTACTAAGAAAAACAAAACATTTTTTACACAATTAAAGCAAGTAACAAGAGACATTAATCCGCTAGTAAAAGTAGTCGATATGTCATATTACGATAATGATTTTGGGTTTGGAGTGCTTCCATATGCAGATTTGCATCGAAAGAACTCCATTGAATTGTTTGATCCGAAGAAGCCATTGTTTACACACGTTCGCGGCGAAATACCTCCACACGTCAAGCCAGAGGTGGACTTAGACAGATTTGAGGACTTCCCCGTAGTGTTTGCAGGCGATCTTCACGCTCATAGCAATACTCAACGTAATATCGTATACCCAGGCAGCCCTATGACAACTTCGTTTCATAGAAATGAGGTCAGCACCGGCTACCTTTTAATAAATCCAAATGATTGGTCTTGGATGTGGGATGCTTTTGAACTACCACAGCTTATTCGTAAGACAGTAACAGACCCAAGTGAGATGTTGCCCACAGACTACCATCATACGATTTATGAAATAGAAGGGGATATTCAAGAGCTTGCTACTGTAAAGAACAGCGAATTACTTGACAAAAAAGTAGTAAAAAGAAGTTCTGAATCAGTGCTAGAATTAGCAAAAGAAATGACTATTGCTGAAGAGCTTATAGAGTATCTAACTTACATTTTAGAAATACCTGAGCCAAAAGTGAAGGATATAGTAGGAATATTTAATGATTACGCTTCAAAAATTGAAATGGAGTAATTGTTTCAGCTACGGAGCAGACAATGAGCTAGATTTACAAAGTAACACAGTAACTCAACTTATTGGCACTAACGGCATGGGTAAATCTTCCATACCGTTAATTATAGAAGAAGCTCTGTATAACAAAAATTCCAAAGGAATCAAAAAAGCAGATATACCAAACAGATATGTAAATGACGGTTATCATATACACCTTGAGTTTACAAAAGATGAGAAACGCTATGATGTCATTATTGATCGCAAGTCTAGTATTAAGCTTCGCTTGTTGGAAAATGGAGAAGATATTAGTTCTCATACAGCGACCAATACATACAAGACACTCCAAGATATTATTGGAATCGACTTTAAAACCTTCTCTCAGTTGGTATACCAAAACACAAATAGCAGTTTACAATTTCTTACTGCAACAGATACGAACCGCAAAAAGTTTCTTATTGATCTTCTCCATCTAGAGCACTATGTAAAACTTTTTGAGTTGTTTAAAGAGGAAGCAAGAAAGTCTTCTTTCAATTTAAACTCAATTGAGTCCAAAACAGCAACGATAGAAAAATGGTTGCATGATAACAAATTGAGTGATACATCCATACTGCCAATAGAAAATATTTCTATTGAAACGGTAGAAGACGAACAAGAGCTCGCCACTCTTATGATTGAAATTAAAAATATCTCTGAGAAAAATAAAAAGATTTCTCAGAATAATACTTTCAAAGATTTATTAAGTAAGATAAAAATTGATGAGGCGAGATCTTGTGAAATTACTGCAAAAGAATCTTATGATAGCTTGCAGGCAGAGATGGGTAAGTTACAACAATCCGCAACGGGGTCAAAACGCCTATTAGATAAATTAGAGAAATTAGGAGATCATTGTCCGACTTGCGAGCAATCTGTTGATAGTTCTTTTAAGCAAGGATTAATTGATACAGAATCTCAGAAAGTCGAAGAAGCGAGAGAACAGCAAGATGAAATTGAGCGAAGAATACAAGAAATTAAACGAAACAATGCAGAATACGACTCTGCACGAAAAATTCAGCGCGACTGGGAAGATTTATTCAGAAGCATTGACAAGGACTTACCGTCACAGCTCTTGGATCCTGCAGAGCTTAGGGCACGGGCTGAGGGAATCTCAGAAAGAATATCTGATGCTAAAGAAAGGATGGTACGAGTCGCACGAGAAAATGAGCGAATCACTAAAAGAAACACCCGAATCCAAGTAATTCTGGAACAAACTGAAGAGTTTGAATCTGAGTTGTTTGAATTACAAGAACTTCTTGATTTGGAAAAGGATACTGCAAGTAATCTTGATGTGTTGAAGAAAGCTTTTAGCACTAACGGTCTTCTTGCGTATAAAATAGAAAATCTGGTAAAAGAGTTGGAAGAACTCACAAACAACTATCTAGCAGAGCTATCTGACGGTAGATTTACACTGGAGTTCGTAGTTACAAATGATAAACTCAATGTTCAAATCACTGATAATGGTAATATTGTGGATATTCTTGCTCTCTCTAGTGGAGAGTTGGCAAGAGTTAACACCGCAACACTCATCGCTATACGAAAATTAATGAGTAGTATATCGAAATCTCAAATCAATATTCTTTTTCTTGATGAAGTTATTGCAGTATTAGACGACGCAGGAAGAGAGAAACTGGTAGAAGTTTTACTAGAGGAAGATTTAAATACTTACGTAGTTAGTCATGGTTGGACTCACCCATTACTTGAAAAAGTAGAAGTAATTAAATCAGGCAATGTAAGCAAACTGGAGCAATAATGGGACATGTAAGACGTATGCAAAGCAACCGTCGTAGACAAATTTGGGAAATGACTAAGGAGAAATATAATGAAGAACGTAATAGCGGACAGCATGATGAGCTATCTAGCGGGGAAGGTGAAGTATCACAAGGCGAATGTAATGGTGTATCTAACGAACCCAGTGGGTATCGGAGAGCATCCGGACATAATGGCAGCGATTGAGGAAGAACTATCAAAAGCTGCCGAGTATGCAGAGAAGTATGAGGTGCTTGGTGAAATTTTAATGGGTAATGGTTTAGATGGTTGATAGCAGGGCAAAAGGCGCTAGGGGTGAGTATCTTGTGAGAGATATGTTGCGCGAAGCCACGGGACATCAATTTGAAAGAGTGCCTTCATCAGGTGCTCTTGAATATCTCAAAGGAGATCTGTATGTTCCACACGCTAAAAATCGTTTTTGTATAGAGGTAAAGAACTACGAAAAGTCTCCCCTCTCGGACAAGATATTCACAGCACCTAGAACAAATAATTTAATTAAATGGTGGAAGAAGTTAGTTCAACAAGCAGAAGGCGGCAACCAGGAGCCTTTGTTGTTCTTTAAATACAATCGGTCAGCGGTATTTGTTGTCACTGATATTCTTCCCGAGCATACCGATCACTGGATCTATATTGAGTGGTTAGGTTGTCACGTTCTGCTTGCAGATGAGTGGCTAAACGAAGAAAAAGTGGAGTTTTTAAATGGCGTTTAATCTTACAGATAAGATTGTAAATGATACCAACTCTACTCTAGTTGTCGATGCGTTAAATCTCGCATTTCGATGGAAACACCAAGGGCGCTCTGATTTTCGTTATGAGTATCAGAGCACAGTAAAAAGCTTAGCGAAATCATATGATTGTAGAAATATTATTATTACTGCTGATTGGGGGTCTTCTACTTACCGTAAGGAAATCTCTCCAGAATATAAGCAGAATCGAAAAGACAAACAAGCAGAGCAAAGCGAAGAAGAACGTATTGCATTCGAAGAGTTCTTCGAAGAATACGAAGCCGCACTCGATGTCCTCGAGGAAGACTACCCAGTATTACGATATAGAGGAGTTGAAGCGGATGACATCGCAGCGCACTTGGTAAAATACAAGGATAAATACGACCTAGAGTATATTTGGCTCATTTCAAGTGATCGTGACTGGGATCTACTGATCCAAGAAAAAGTAGGCCGCTTCTCCTACGTCACAAGAAAAGAAGTGCGCTTGGATAATTGGAAAGAACATTACGATGTTAAACCAGAACAATATATTTCTATGAAGTGTCTTACTGGCGATAAAGGTGATAATGTTGCAGGTATTCCAGGCATTGGCCCAAAGCGTGCCGTCCAGCTCATCGAGCAATATGGCACTGCTTGGGATATTTACGAAGCTCTACCGCTTGATAGTAGGTATAAATACATTCAAGAGTTAAATGCGAATGGTGAACGATTGCTCGTAAACTACGAGTTAATGGATTTAATGACCTTCTGCGATGATGCAATTGGTCAAGACAATATAAAAGATATTGGGCGGAAATTAAATGGAAGTTAATATAGATTTTAAAAGAGACCGTTATCTGTCTACGTTTAGTATCAAAACTTTGCAGGATAGATATCTGGTAAATGGAGAAGGTTCTCCACAACAAGCGTTTGCACGTGCAGCTACAGCTTTTGCCGACGACGAAGCACACGCACAGCGATTGTATGATTATGCGAGTAAGCTGTGGTTTATGTTTTCTACGCCCATACTCTCAAATGGAGGCACAAAGCGTGGTCTACCTATTAGCTGTTTTCTCAATTATGTGGACGATAGCCGTATTGGTATCACCAGCCATTACACAGAGAACGCATTTTTATCCTCTGTTGGTGGCGGTATTGGTGGTTTCTGGGGCGATGTGCGTTCTGTAGGCTCAACAACTTCTCACGGTTCAGAGTCTACCGGCGTTATTCCTTTTATGAAAGTAGTAGATGCAGAGATGCTTGCATTTTCACAAGGCGTAACACGAAGAGGAAGCTATGCGTCATACTTACCAATGGATCATCCAGAAATTGAAGAGTTTTTGGATATACGTAAACCAACCGGAGGCGATATTAATCGTAAGTCTACTAACTTGCATCATGGGGTTGTTATTCCTGATTCGTTTATGGAGCTGATTGAGGGCGCAACTCTTGAAGAAGGCTTCGATGATAGTTGGCCTTTAACAGACCCACACTCAGGTAAAGTTATAAAGACTGTATCTGCAAAAACACTATGGGTAAAGTTGATTCAGAATCGTGTAGAAACTGGTGAACCTTATATTATGTTTGGCGATACAGTGCAAGAGGCACTACCAGAGTGTCAGAAGAGCCTCGGACTAAAAGTAAATCAATCAAATCTTTGTAGTGAGATTACACTACCAACAAACGAAGAGCGCACTGCGGTATGTTGTTTGTCGAGTGTAAACTTGGAAGAGTATGACGAGTGGAGCAATGATCCACAATTTATACCTGATCTGGTAAGAATGTTAGATAATGTTCTAACACACTTTATTGAAAATGCTCCAGATGAGTTGAGCAAGGCGCGCTATAGTGCGGAGAGGGAGAGATCAATTGGCTTGGGGGCGATGGGGTTCCATGCCTATTTACAACGGCACAACATTCCGTTTGAATCGGCAATGGCGAAAGGACGTAATATGGCTATGTTCTGGCACATTAAATCAGCTGCGGAGACTGCTTCAAGAGATCTTGCAGTGGAGCGCGGAGAAGCGCCTGATGCACAAGGCACGGGTATGCGTAATTGTCATTTATTGGCTGTTGCTCCAAACGCTTCTTCTAGCATCATCTGTGGTAACACTAGTCCTAGTATTGAGCCTTACCGTGCTAACGCATACGCACAGAAGACTAAAAGCGGCACCTCTCTCCAGAAAAACGAGTATCTCGAAGATATTCTCCGAGAGCTAGGAATGGATAATGACGAAGTTTGGAAGAGCATCGTCACAAACGGCGGTTCAGTAGCACACTTAGAGTTCCTTGATGACTGGACAAAAGATGTTTTCAAAACTGCTGTAGAAATTGACCAGAGATGGGTTATTGACATGGCGGCGGATCGACAGAAGCATATCTGTCAGAGCCAGTCGTTGAATGTATTTTTCCCTTCAGATGTTTCCAAAATGGAACTTCATGCAGTGCACATGGCAGCATGGAAAAAGAAAGTAAAAACTCTATACTACTTGCGAAGCGAAGCATATAAGCGAGCAGAAAAAGTATCCGACGAAGCCTTGCGTCAGCAAATATTCAGTTCTTTAGACGAGAACGAATGTCTAGCGTGTGAGGGTTGATATGGAAGTAGTAATTTATGGAGCAGACGGATGCGGCTTTTGTGAGAAAGCCGTAGACCTCGCAGAAGAACTTTGTATTGATTATACATATATCGACGCTAATACAGCAATGATTGAATTTAGTAGATTATTCCCCAGTGCCAAAACTGTTCCACAGATTCTTGTGAACGGTGAGTGGGTTGGAGGATATAGCGACTTCGAAGAAGTCATGGAGCATTTTGAATGAATCTTCTCACAGAAAGAGAATATTACAAACCTTTTAACTACCCTTGGGCTTTTGAGCACTATAAAACCCAACAGCATATGCACTGGTTGCCTGATGAGGTAAACCTTGCAGATGATTTGAGAGACTATCGTGAAAAACTTACGCCGGGCAACAAAGTACTTATTACACAAATATTTCGATTCTTTACACAAGCCGATGTTGATGTGTGCTGTGGTTATGCCAAGCACTACTTACCTACCTTCAAACAGCCGGAAGTAAGAATGATGTTGTCCGCATTTGCCGCTATGGAGGCAGTGCATCAAGAAGCATACTCATTGCTACTCGAAACTCTTGGTTTTGGGGATGACGAATATCAAGAGTTTATGAAGCACAAAGCAATGATGGATAAGCACGAACATTTATCAAACTTTGGCATGGACACAAACATGAATATTGCTAAGACTATGGCAATCTATAGTGGATTTACAGAAGGCGTGCAGCTCTTTAGTAGTTTTGCAATTCTGTTGAACTTTCCACGACACAACCTGATGAAGGGTATGGGTCAGATTGTAACTTGGTCGATTCGTGACGAAACTCTACACGTAGAAGGTATGTCACAGTTGTTCCGCACTTTCATTGCGGAGAATCCAGAGTTGTGGAACGATGAGCTGAAGTATGAGATTTATTGTGCAGCAGAGCGCACAGTAGAGCTAGAAGACGCTTTTATTGACTTGTGTTTTGACGGTGCCGACGTGCCAGATCTAACAGCAGAGGAAGTAAAAGAGTATATTCGCTATATTGCAGATCGTCGTCTACTAGGTCTCGGTATGAAGAAAATCTTTGGAAGCGAAGAGAACCCTCTACCTTGGCTAGACTATATGTTAAACGCAGTTGAGCATACCAACTTTTTTGAAAACCGTGCTACTGAGTATGCTAGAGCGAGCACAACAGGAAACTGGCAGGATATCTTTAAGTAAATCCGTAATCTACTTTCAACTCTTGATCTGAACTATTCACGTTTATATTATTATATAGTATTTGAACAGATAGTTCTTCAGACGCAGACGGTGCTGTCACTGTCTGCGTTTTTATATCTACTTCTAGTTCTAGGAGTATCATGACACTTCTATCGAAGCACTTACAACATTCACTGCTTCTATCTTCGCATCTACCGAGATTGCTTGAACAGTAGTATTTATATTTACTACTTCGTGATTCTCGTCAACACCTATCTCTTGAACAACATATCGAGTCCCAAGACCTCCTCCTCGAAAGCCTCGAGTAGCGATTGCTAGTCTAAAATTCTGTCCGCTACTCATTATGCTGGGTTCTTATAAACTCGGTCGCCTGTTTGAGACAGAGCAATTACAGAGTTGGTTGTAAGGCCGTAGTTTAGCTGATATATAGGATTTGAGCCTGTTCTAAAAACTACTATATCATAAGTTCCTGAAGATAGAGTAGCAGTAGAACTTGCGTTTACTTTTTCAATCGTTATTGTTAAAGTGTTTGAAGTGCTATTAATAGCATTGCTAAAGATAGAATTGTATCCGCTCACATTTGTTGTAGTTTCTATAAAAGTATTACTAACTGCAACACCTGCCTCAAACTCTTCTGATTTTTGTAGTGTAGGGTTCTCGCTATTGTCTCTAACTATAAATCTAAAAGTATCGCCTGCTTGAATATTAGCATCTGCAAAACTTGCGGTCCCTGCAGCTTGAAAAGTAACCTTACCAGAAATTTGATCCAAATCCTGATAGAAAACATTTGTTCCGTCCCCTACTTGCGTAGCCGCAGACACTGTTTCAGTACCAAATACTTCTGTGGAAGTACCGCCACCTGTAAGAAGGGACGGATTTTCATATATCCTTATTTCACTGTTACCTAAAACGTTGATAAAGTTTAAAGTAAAGTTTGTTTCTACAGTTGCAGGACTTGAAGATCCTCCCGAATTTTCAATTTCATTTGCGTCTATGTTACTACCATTTACATTTTGAATTGTAAACGTAGAGCTGCCGCTGTGCGTAGTTTCAGCATGAAATAGAGTTGCAGAAGAATAGTCTCCAAAAAACTTTACATTATTTAATGCATTTGTGTTGTCTTGAGCATTATTGCTAAAATATATCATTGCTTGATCGGTGGGAGTTCCTGAAGTAATAAAAGAAGAATTTCTAAGAGCTTCACTACCCGGTGTAGCGTCTCCTCCACTAGTAATCTCTATAGCCCGATTATTAACGCCTCCAGTTTGTTGACTATCTGGGTTTATGAAAGTAGAATTAAGTATTAAGCTGTTTGATATTAGATTCGCAAGATACGCGGAAGCGGAATTTATAACCGTTGCAGAAATAAGCTCATACTTGTCTCCATCTGACGCAAAGCTACTAAACAAATCTTCATGAGCCCCATCAATAGTAGTTCCATACAGAAATGTTTCAGTATAGAGACCATTGCCATCTATAGAAAAAGTCATATCTGCTTTATTCGCAGTGCTTAAAGAGCCTCCCAAAACTCCCACTCTATCATCCCCAGAGCCTACAGTAGTTCCAAGAGTCGCTACAGTCTTGAAGCTAGAGGCACCTTTCATAAACATACCATAGTCGCGTGCGTAGTCTAAAGCTTGAATTGGTGTAGTAGACCCATTGTAATATACAAACTCTTTGAAAAGAATTTTTGTGTCGGAAGTATCAGTAAAAGTAGAGGGGACAGTTTGAGTAGTCTCTCCAATCTGAAAACCACACCCACAACGATAGATACCTCCAAGGTCTTCAATAAGTCCATTTTCATTCGTTAGGGAGTCACTTAGAAAAGTATTCCAATTCATAGCGGCTTCCAGTCCGAGGCTAGTACCTGTGTAAACTGGTCTTCCAATGTAATGTGCGTCTAAATAAATATTATCAGAACGAAGTGTTGGCACGGTGCCGGGAGTACTAATTCCTACTCCTACTCTTCGAATATTTGTAAAATCAATAGTACCTCCAGAAAAAGAAGCTGTATTTGAAACGTCTACTTGAACATATGTAAAAGATGTAATTGGAGCGTCTGAGCCGCCGACCGTCCAGCCTCTATAAGCAGTAGGCGCAGTAGTACCTGTTTCTGTAGAAGAAGAAACCCATATAAAAATACCATTATTTGTAACAGAATCAACAAGAGTAGGAGAAGTAATCGCAATCCACATACCAAGAACTTCATTACCGTTTCCGGTTGACATGTTAATCGGACTGCTCAAAGTGTAAGCCATTCCTGCTACAGTATTTGCTCTTGAGACTCGCATTGAGTTACAGGCATTTCCTTGAACAAAAAATCCGGTTTCTTGCACAGGGGAAGTCGGAGATTGTCCACCTCCAGACCACCTTACTTCATTATATCCAGTAGTACTTTCTGCACCGTCAGTAAGGGTCATTCCACTTGTAATAGTAGGCATTCTTAACTCCTCGTAAGCGTAGTAGTATTACTATCAGGCTGACCAATAGTAACAGTTACGCCACCAACAGTAATGCTGGTATCTGTGATAGACGCGACATTTGATGCGTCGAGACCTGCGAGTCTCCACAGCTCAAGAACTTTGCTTTCCATATCATCAATCATTTCTTGGTTTACTGTTTCGTTGACAACGGTTGCTCCAGCAGTGTTGTCTACAAATTTACCAACACCACGAGCTACCATAATTCCGTTTGTACAAGAAGAATCGAATGTGAGCGATCCAGGGTGCAGTTCTACTGTTACCCGATCTGCTACGTTATTACAATCTTTTACTGTGAGTCCACCATTATACCCGCGCACACTTAGCTGGGCTGACCCGGTTGCGTTCATACTAATAGTGGGTCTGTTTGTTCCTGCAATATTACTTACACAATCTTTCATAAGCACGATTGAGTCTGCTTGACAAATAAGATCTCCACCTAGATCACAATGGTCATATGTTCCTTCTAAAAATGCTCCGTCTAAAAGTTCACAATCTTCAAATCTAGCATTTGATCCGTTAGTAAAATCTCCCTTTACTTTACAGTTAATAAACTTTGAGTTTTTTATACTTTGACCATTAAAGTCTACCTCTGGTTCTCCAATTCCTTGAATAGTAAAATTGTTGAAATTTTTCGTGAGTGTAATATCACCTATTAGATCAATTACCCGAATACCATCTGTTTCTGCTTTATCAATAGCATCGCCGATGACATTAAAAGGATTTTCTTGGGAGCCATCCCCATTTACACCAAGCTCTGTATTTACCCAAATCTGCTTTTCCAAGTAATCAATTTCGTTTAAGAAATGACCAAAGGTTCCCACAGTATTGTGATCTGCTGCACTTTCATCCCAAACGGCATCAGCAATCTCTGAAGCGGTTGGACCTGAGGCAGTAGTAAGAGTTCGTGTAGAATAGGACCAGACTTCTGCGGCAGTAGCTCCATCACCGCTACCCGCATTATTTGCAGCGACTTCAGTAGTAGTTACAAGAGAAGCAACTTGGGCAGGGAACTGAATATTACCGTTAAAGTCATAGTAAGCAGAATTAAAGTTATCCGAAAATAGAACTCCTGTAACAGCTACTTTTGTAAGGTCAATATAAAGTTTCCAGTTATTGATAAGAAAGTAGATATCTCCAGCGCGCTGACCGGAAACAGTAGGGTCACCACCTACTGTACGAACTGCTGGAAGCCAGTAACTGTTATCGGGCATAGCAGATACCCACTCCTTCCAGTCAGAGTAGATATCTTTTTTTATGTCAAGTGTTGTTACGCCTTCATTTACGCGAATAATACGGTTTGCTCCATCAAAAGTTACCTTATGATAGAGCCTCCATAAATCCCAAAAACCGTAATACGCTGCGGCAAACATTTTACTGCTCTCTTTCGCGCCAGTAGATTGACCAGTTCAAACGAACATTATCCCAATCTGTAGCAAGAGCATCTCCATCAGCATCTTCAGTTGTATTATCTAAGTGCTTCGCCATAAATGTCCAAGCAGCTCGTGGATTAGGATTGGCATAAAGAGCAAGTCCTGTAGTAATATCTTCGTCTGCATCCATACCCAAATCAGTATAAGTTAGAGCATTCAGAGAAGTCCAGTAGTCTTTAGCAAGGCTCGCATCGGTGCCGTTTGAAGCAACTGTACCAGCACCTCCTCCAGAAGTAGTAAAGGCTCCAAGATAATTAATCTGTGGAGAACTTCGACCTACAATCGCTACTGTTCCTCCATCAGCGGTAGCAACAATAGTTCCTGTACCTGTAGGTGCTGTAGCGGTTGCTGTAAAGATTTCTCCAGGAATGCTTCTTGCGGCTCCTACATTCCCAGTATAATCAGTATTTCCTACAGTAACGATCTGGTATTCTGTACCATTCACTGCAGCAGTTGCAGCGATAGCACCCGCTGTATCTACACTAATCTTCATAATTTTAGCTGTATGTGAGCCAGATGTGATTGTTAAAGTATCACCAAGATCCATACTAGAGCAATCATCTACGGTAACAGTACGAGTCAGACGGTCGTCATCAATATTTGCTTGAGAAGAATATAGCCAAGCGCGATCTCGTGTCACATAAGATAGATAGTGCCAGTCATTTGGATTGTCTACTTGGTCTACAGACGCATACCCCGCGCCTCCAACAGTTTTTACATTTGTAAATGTTGTTACTGTAGTAAAGGCTTCAGAAAGTGTTTGATCTCCGTCTGTTTGACGAATTGCTACAGGTTGGCGATCTGCAAAGTAGTGTTTTGATTCTCCAAACACTGGATCTGCACCCATTGTAATTACAACAGACTCGTTTCCGGTACTGTAATAGTCTTGTCCACTCTTCCAGTCCACGATAGGATGTAGGGCTCGTGCGATTTTTTGGTCAGAAAGATTTCTTACTGTACCATACTGGAAGTTATCCGAGAGCAAATCAAATCGGAATAAACCATCTCCCTGTACTACAAACTGTCCAATCTCACGAAGGTGTGCTAAATGATCCGCTTCTTCCTCAACTGCTACAGTAGGGCACGCTATATTTGTATTCGCAAACTCAAATCCTCGGTTAATGCAGCCATAGAAGAGTCTGACCTCTACAGGCACCGACGCACCCGTTTTAATATTATAAGAGGATACCTCAAATGCTAAAGGCTGATAAACGGAGTGATTCTCATCTCCGTTCGCTAAAAACTGAATAGGGGATAGAGATCCGTGGTACTGAGTGGAGGATGTACTACTATAAGAACCAGACTTTAAAAGAGCAGGATATAAAGTATTGCTACCATTTCTGGACTGTTTAGTTCTCCAGTAAGGCTCTGAAGATGCTTGACCCCAGTGCTTTGTATCCCACGCTTTACTAATTTGTTGTGAAGAACGGAGAGGATCTGTTACAGCTTCAATAAATACACCGCCACCATAAGCATAAAACTCTGATGAGCTTCCTGCAGTGCCGTAGTTAGCCATCGCCCAACACATAGGACGATTTGGATTACTAATTGGATTATTGTTTTGTGTGCCAACACCAATACCATTATGGTGATACATTTCGTGACAGACAATACGGTCTCCTTGATGGAAAATACCCCATCGTGTACGCCCGCCCCCAAGAAACTGATAATCAATCCAGTAAGTATTAATTTTTGATACGTCTAGTTTGATACCAGAAGGATTGTCTGCACCTCCGGTGCCTAGTAAAGTATCTTGGTTCCATTCTTTTTGTAATATTTCATGGTTGTTTGTACCTCCGTTGAATGTAAAACGGTGTACTACTCGGAGAGCAGAGCCAGGCCCCGTACCAACTGCTGGTGTAGCTGGTGAAGCTCGGCCACCTGGGGCGTCGTCAGATCCTTTTATCTGAAAAAAGAACCCGTCCGTAGCATCAAAAGCACCCCAGTTACGAGCAACAAACTCTTTTCCGGTATCTCCGGAGCGTGTTGCCATAACAAATAACATTGAAGAGCCTTCTTCATGTGAGTGAAAAAGATTTGAGGTATGAGTTACGCGATCGCCTGAAGTAGTTCCTACTGCAAGCTTGACTCCGCGAGTTGTAGAGTCCCAAGTATTTGTTACTTCACTGCCACCTTCTCGCGAGTTTACAAACTCACCGGGCAACTTACTTTTAGAAAAGTCATACGAAGCAAGTAAGTTTGCGTCATTAACTTTAAGACTGCCCATTCCAGTAATCTGAGGATTACCTTCGTAGAATGTTACGCGTCCTGAGCCAAAACGATCAATATCCCAACCATACTCAGGATTGTCGTAGCCCATGATATTTTGTGCTGGAATATAGGTATCGTAGAAAGAAGATACTTGAGCGACTGCGCCTTCATTTTCGTATGAAATAGACGCGTCTGCTGTAGGCACTAAGTTTTCAAATTTAGCAGTTTTATTATAATGAACTGATAGAATGCCTGTACCATCTTGTCGATCATATACTCCGTGTATGTGAACTTTTCCATCTCCACCAAAACCTGCGATATCGTAGCGTTCACCTACTTGCCAAACGTGGTTAGTAGTCCCCGCAGGAACAGAGTTAAAAGTTTTATACTCGATTTCGGCAGTGTGAATCATGTACACACGATCGCCGGTGCTTTCCGGTGGGATTCTTGTAAATCTCTTTTCACCTGCCATTTAGTTTACTCCTTTTCAACCAAAATCTTAGCTAGTTGATTCTTTACATTGTTATAATGCTTAATTACTTCAAGAGGGGTTACTCCTTCTATATTCTGAGAAATAGCCATGTTTATGAATTTGTCAAAATAGTCAAGAGATTCTTTAAGTTCTTCTGTAGTCATTTATATTATACCTATAAAAAGTAGGGAGGGTGTTACCCCTCCCGTTAAGATTAGATTCCGATTGGGTCTTCGTAGTTTCTTTCGAGTGGGTTCGATACCGGAACAGTAACACTGTTCACTTTTGTAATGGTACTTGCCGCAGTCGCATACTGTGCTTTTTCTAACCCTAAAGCTACTAGGGTAATAGCAGCATCAGTATCCGCTGTTCTGCCCCCGTCTACGTTACCGGCGTAGTTATACGTGAAAGTAATACGTGGAGTGGTGCCGCCAGCTACGTTAGGCTCAATAATACTATAATCGGCTGTAGCGTCATCAACGTCTAGACCCTTACCGTCGGATTTAATAGTGACTACCGTAGCAGTATTGCTTTCAATATAATACTTACCGGCATTTGTTCCATCTAAGCTAATAATCTTATCCGCTAGTTGGTTTATAGTCCATCCGGCACCTGTAACAGTAATTGTTCCTGCAGAAGCATCAACATCAGCATTACCAGTTCCAGTCATATTACCAGTAAGAGAAGCGACTGTTGTATGGATATCTCCTGATACTGCACCACCCCCGTCTTTTGTTACTTCTACAGTGCTTCCTGTACCAAAGTTTCCTCCAACATTAGTGGTATAGAATAAGAAATACTTAGAGTTTGGATCATCAAGAATGTTCGTGTTAAAGTCTAAGTTTACACCAACCTTGAAGGGGAACTTCTGGGTAGCGCCTGCGTTATCTACAAATTCGACGTTGTTAAAATCGTTGGAGCCTACGCCCTCAATGAATACACCAGTGTTGTCGGATTGTCGAAGAGTTTTTAGAGTAGAACCCACAAACTGAACAAGCGGGTCAGTAAGCAAACCAATAACATCCGCACTTACATCACCTGGAGTTACGTTAATATCAGTAGCTTTTCTTAGCTCATTCTGAGTCCACTGATAAATCTGGCTTAGAGTTGGCTGTGTGTCAGCGTCATCAAAGTTTGCGTCAATTACTACGTTAACATTAAAAGAAGTACCTGTCTCTGTAATTGATTGGGCTGAAGTATAGTACTCAATTCGCATATCATCAAATACACCACCAGTTAACTCACCAACAGTTAAGTCTACGTTTGGATCTTCTAATTGAGCAAGCGGGAAACGATATGCTTGAGTAGCTAGAACGCTAACACCGATATCTGCTGTAGAAGTCTGTACAAACTGGTATCCAGTTACGTTTCCACTACTGCCTGTAGGTGCAGAGCGTACAAATACTGTTAGGGCCTTGTTTCTCTCATCAACACCACCCTCTTCAAAAATTTGAATTGCTTCGTTGACTTGTCCTTGATAAGAGAAGTCAATTTTAGCAACATCGTCACTAAAAGCATAATACGGCTGAGCATTGGCATCGGCTAAAGTACCCAAAGAAATAATTCCTGCATATTCTTTCTGTACTACACCACTAGCGTCTCTTTCAGCATATCCACCATCTCGAATATACTTCTTTGAGTTAACTGTAGAAGCGGTGCCATCGGTAAGAGTCCATCCATTAATGAATTCAAACTGCTCGGCGGTAATTGCTTCCATAGGGAAAGGGTACTTAATTAAGGTAGAGTCCGATTTCCATTGTTCCTTGAGAAAGGAGTATAAAGTTTGTATAGATACTCCTCCACTGTTATAGTTGTCGTCAATAAGCTCATTGCCAGACCCTGCGGCATACCCGCTAAGGGTATCAATAAGCTCGATCTTTTTGTTAGTTAAGTCAAAGTAGACATTACCGTCAGGGACATTCTGACTGTCATTTGTCGATTTACTTAGCTTATCAGGATCAGTAATTTTAGCCATTATTGTTTCCGAATAGCTTCTTATGAAGCTCTGTGCCTTTCTAAGAGGCTATTTTAACTAATGGTTCGGGTTACGTCTTTTACGACTTTTACCTTACCAATAAGTAGAGTTTGTACGTTCCCTGTATCGTCAATTTGCTGAACATCGTAATTATAGTTACGAGGCTCTAAACTATTTGTTTGAGTGTCTGCTACGTTTATATACACGATACCCGCAGCAGCATCAGCTCCGGAAGAGGTTGCAGTAACTTGAAGGTCTCCAGGATCTGCGGCGTCAATGTCAGCCTTTAAGGTAAAGTAATACGTATACCCTGTAATATCAACTACAGAGCTGTCCTGAGTCACAGTGAGTTTTATGGTCCAATCGTCTCCTCTAACCAGAGGATTGAGATCTTTTGCGGTAAATGACATAGTATGGCTCTATATATAAACTTGCCCAAACATAAGTTTTTGAACTTTAACACTATTTTAAAGAATTATAGCTTACATGAGATACTATGTCAAGATATATTTTTTGGAGGGGTATGCTTTTATTTCCAGCTATCCTTGCTGTATTCTCCTAGCTCAAATATTACTTTTTCTTGTTCATACACATAATTTGCTATTTTTTCCGTAAAATATAAATTAGTTATTTGATGGCCGTTTGAGTCATACTTATCTAAAGCGTTTTCATTTTTACCGGTCCAATCGCTTCCGTAATGCCTAGCAACAAGGCTTTCCCACTGTTCTGGCCTTTCTTTTTTCGCTTGTTGTAGTTGAGGAATTTTTAAAAAATCTTCTTCTTGATTTTCCATCCTAATTACATAGGTAGGAGTATAGCCGGTTTTAAATTTAAAATAATGTGAATCCGAATCTGCATCATGTCTGTAGTGCTTATTAAATACGTAGTCCTCAAGACTGTCAAGATCTGAGCGCCCATCTTTAATTATATTCAACCACCCTGATATCATTCTAGTGTAGGGGTTTCTTATGCAACATACTATATCAAAATGTGAAAACTCCGGGGGCACATACTGGGCGTGCTCAAACTGCCCCATAGTATAGTGTATGGGCTTCGCACGAGAGTGATATGTTCTTGGCGTTTCGTCAAGAGCGTTTGCAATAAAGGACCATCCTCCTCTAGAGCCACAGCCTCCTGTTGCCCAGAAATTAATTGAATTGTTTACAAATATATTACTCATATTGTACCTAGTTAAAAGTTTCCGGTTTAGATTTCCAAAGATTTATTGCAACTGCTTTTCTACTGCCTTGTTTTACCATTGTTACTGCATGAAGTTGAGACGCATCAAATATTATTAGTCTATTAAACTTAGGCCGTATTAAGTCATACACAAGAGGGTTTGATACAAAATTTTCAGTTTCCCATATTTTTAAATTTCCGCCAACTACCTCATCATTCTCAAGGCAGGGATAAAAAATTGTGCCAACCATAGGAGTATATACTTCTCCTGTTCTATGAAATAAAGATTCGTCTTTATCAAAATGTTTATTAAGATGATAAAACTCTCCGTCTTGTTCTACTTCCCTTCTATCCCCTGCAGTATAACTACCTGTCCAATACTCAAAACCTTCTATGTCGCCTTCTTGCAGCTTAGGAAGAGGGGAGTTTTCTATCCATATATAATTTATTAGCTCTAAGTAAGGGTCTACGGAGTCAGTAGTAGAACTAAAAGGAGCCCAAGTATATGGAGTAGGCCAAGTTAAACTAGGATCTTTAAACTTGTTTAAAAGATTTTGATCGGATACAAAATTATCAATTATTATCACAAGCTGTAGTCTCCGTAGCTGTCTCCTCCCTCGGATAATCTCTCTGTCCACATAGTCAAGCTATATTTTTCTCCGGATATTAAGTCTAAAGACTCATGTGGGTGAGTAACTTGTCCCGGCCATAAAAGCATATCTCCAACTTTTAAGTCTAAGTTACTTGCTTCTTGTCTGGGAAAATTCAAAACCCCTCCTTCGTAGCTGTCATTTAATTTCATACTTCCGGTTACTAATGACATATCATTGTGTAGTCGTAAAGACTTTTGAGTATCTAAAGTATACTTTATTGTAAATAAGTCTCTTATATTATACATAGTGAGTTTAGGCCAGTATTTTTCACAAATAGGTACAATAACATCATAATATTTTTGAATATACTCGTTTAGCAAAACTTTATCAATTTGATTTAATCTTACTTCTTGGGCGGGGTATGAGTCAGTTTCTAAAGGTTTAAAAGGAAACTTATTAGTCTCTTCTATAACTTTATTACACCACTCTTCTGAAAATAAATTTTCTATAACTATCATATCTGAGGATATAGCTCTCATGTTATAGTCAGTATATTTTATATTTTTTATAGAAGCAGAGTTATATAAAGTATCTAAAGCTTTTTTAGTATACGCTCCTCCATTTCCATGAATAACGCAAGTTGTGCAATTAGTTTCTGTATTTACTATCCAATTGCTTTCTATAATTGAAGTATTTTCTTCTAGCCCTGCTAAACATAAAAATATGTAACTTTCATAGTCTAGTGCTATATTTTTAAGATTATCTAAATATCTTTTTTGAACATACAGTTGGTCGTCTTCGTGATCTTGTATTTCTGGAGAAAAAAGATTTCTTAAAGCCGCCACACTGCCTATATAAGTTCCACTATTTAAAAACTTATACCCGCCTGTTTCAGGAAATAAACCAGAGATAGTTTTATCAGGCCAACAAGTCTTTTCCGCAGAAAAAACAATTTCTTTTCTAAAATTAAAATATCTGCTTAATATGTGGTCGTAAGAAGTGTTTATAAAAGTATCATAGCCATCTACAAACATTACAATGTCATTAGCGTTTAAGGTTTCTAAGAAACTTTTTACTAAATTAATTTTTTGCCCTCCGCCTGGGCCAGCAGCCATATTTCCGCCTTTCCATTCTACACCCTCGCCCAAATTAACTATATCATTATTATTATTCAAAAGCATATGTGCTTTACTGGGGTCGGTGGCTACGGTTAGTATATGAAAATCAAAATCTTCCCATATATCCTCAACACTTTCTGTTTCGCTTTTTTCGTAAGCTCCTTCAACAGGCTGTATAAGGTTGTTTTTAAAAGCTGCAACTTTAAGTGAGTGAGCGGCGTTCATTTCCTCCCATCTATGAATTCCTAGTATGGCGGGAACTATTTCATCCGTAGGTATTAAAGGAGAATTTTCAAAATATTCTACTAGAATTTTTGCTACTTTAGGAGTTATAACATAAGCACAGCACCAGTAACAGAACTCTGGAATAACTAAGTCATCATTTATAGGCGTAGGGGTGCCTTCAACAGGTCTTCGAGCTAAATATAAAAAATCAAATTCTTTTATACAATCGGAAGCTTTAGCTAAGTAGTCAGGATCTATTACTTCTACGTCGTCTTCTAAAATTAAAATTGGCTCATTAAGGTCTAAACACTTTTTCCAGCAAGTAATATGAGAAAGAATACACCCGACCTCCCCTTTGGTAAATCGTCTATTCCAGCTAGGATCTCTCCAGTGCCTGTCTACAGTATAGGGAGCAATACTTTTAGGAGAGAGCATTCTTCCATCTAAAGCAGGAACTCTTTCTGCTTTTGGAAATTGAGTTTCCATTAATTTTTTCTTTGTTGAACATCTGTCTAGATTTATGTAAAAAGATCGCATTTACTAAAAATTCCTTGAAGGTAAAAGTTATTGTAGCTTGACATTATACTTGATTTTAAATATAATGTCAAGCATTATTTTTTATGCTAGGTTGCCTATCTTAACTCTAAGAACATTATTATTATAAATTTTCATGCCTCCGGAAGTTAGCTCTACCCTTTCATTACCAGTTTCTAGTTTAATACTATCCATGCTAACAAGACCACTACTTCCTGTAAGAGCAGTCAAAGTAGGGGTTGCAGAAGCAGATCCTTGGTTTTGGTAAGGTATACCTGTTATAGCATCCCAATAGATTGAGTTTGTTAAAACTGTGCTTAAGCCGGAGAAGTTTATGATTGCAGTATATCGTTCTGCATTAGTGTCTACATTACTGTCGAAACCAATAACAACATACGGAGCATCAGCACCTGGAGAGCCTTGTTCTCCTTTAATACCTACGTCGCCTCCAGTTCCTTTAGGTCCTGCGGTTCCTTTTGGTCCTTGAGTTCCTTTTGGTCCTTGGTCACCTTTAGCTCCCGGATCACCAGTAACACCTTTAGGTCCTACAACACCCTTAGGTCCTCGAGTTCCTTTAGGTCCTACGTCACCTTTAGTTCCTTTTGGCCCTACAGTTCCTTTTGGTCCTACAGTTCCTTTAGGTCCTTGGTCACCTTTAGCTCCTGGATCACCAGTAACACCTTTTGGCCCTACAGTTCCTTTTGGTCCTACAGTTCCTTTAGGTCCTTGGTCACCTTTAGCTCCCGGATCACCAGTAACACCTTTGGGTCCTACAACACCTTTAGGTCCTCGAGTTCCTTTTGGTCCTACGTCACCTTTAGTTCCTTTGGGTCCTAGAGTTCCTTTAGGTCCTTGATCTCCTTTAGCTCCGGGGTCCCCAATAACACCTTTAGGTCCTACAACACCCTTAGGTCCTCGAGTTCCTTTTGGTCCTACATCACCTTTAGTTCCTTTTGGTCCTAGAGTCCCTTTTGGTCATTGATCTCCTTTAGCTCCCTGATCACCAGTGACA